CGGGGCCTTTGAGTCGTCAGCGATGATGGCTCTTATTTGCTATGTGATGCAGATCAGCAACATGGCATATGCCAATCTTCACATAGTACATATGGGAGGTCTAGCTTAAATGGTTACAACTCGATATCGATTTCGTGTCGGCAGGTTGGACGGTGTCCTACCTGACGGCTCCAACTGGAATCAGCCTGTGCTGCTCGGTCACTTTAGAGATAAAGAGACCGGGGTCGATAACGGCATTCCATGGGAGAAATGGGGAAATCCTCATTCTCCGCAGTCGTATATTCCAGAATTGTCTGTCTTCAATGTAGAAACCACGTGGGATGAAAACCACGGAAGGCCGAAAGGTCGGAATTTGGCCCGTGATAAACGGGGCAAAAACTTCTACGATGTTGGCGGACCTTTCCTGAATATAAAAATCGAAACAGGTTCCCCGGTTTCGGGGACTGTATTGGGAGGTTCATACACGAATTTGACCGGAACCAAGAAGTACGAAGGTAGCTTTATGCCACCAAGTAGTACTTATTGGGGAACTGGGTGGGCCCAAGGCCCGCTCAATTACACCGGAAATTCGAATGCGCTCCTACCCGATGTTGCACCATACTTTGACCGAGCTTGGCAAAAGGCCAAGCCTAAGTTAGAGACTGCCAGCTTGTATGTCGCGTTGCGAGAAGCACACGAGATACCCCAAATGCTTCGGACTACGGCGAAAGCTTTTTCGCTGGAGTACCAAAAGACGAAACTCGAAAGAATCTACCATGGTTCTGACGGATTTTCGTCTATTGAGCGTTTAGGACCACAGCTAAGTGCCAAGAAAATGACACCGAACTGGGCTGCTGAACAGTTTCTAAACCAGCAATTTGGCTGGGCTCCGTTTCTCAAAGACCTTGGTCAGTTTTATCAGACCTGGGTCAATGCTGATGACACCATCAAACGTATTACGATGGAGAATAATCAGTGGGTACGGAGGAAGGTCAGAGTTGATAAATCTGTAGATACGCAGATAATTGAAGAGGTACAGTTACCGCTTAACTCTATAAGTTACGCGTTACCTTGTTTCCCCGTCAGTTTCCCTGCGGATTTCTTCCTGAGCCCGCCGTCGTGGAAAATTGTTGAGGAAACTACCTTAACAATCAACGCGGTCGGCAAGTTCAGGTTCTACAGACCAGAGTTTGATATGACGTTGCCTGACTATACGTCAGCCTGGAATCAGGTGATGAGATACATAAAGATATATGGTCTCAACATCAATCCATATCATATCTGGCAAGCTACACCTTGGACGTGGCTTCTCGACTGGGTCTCGAACATAGGCTCATATATTGAGCGATTGTCCGATTCCGCTTTCGATTCAGTTGCCGCGGCCTACTTTTACATCACTGCCCACAAAAAGGTTAGTAGACGGATGGAAATCCGTTTACCCTTTGTTGATGGGTTTAAAACCCTCGAATTCGAACGTTCTTATACGTCGAAACAGAGGGTCAGTGCTGATAGTCCATATGGTTTTAACCTTACGTGGGAAAATTTAGACCCACGTAAATTAGCCATCTTAGGAGCTCTTGGTATCACTCGTCGCCGGGGTAATTTCCGGATGGGCGACTGATATTTCTTCTCCTAGGATTTATCCTCTAGTCCTTAACTAAGTTTGTCTCCTTAAGTAAGGGATGAACCTGGGCTAGAATTTACACTTGTAAACTCTGGAGAACCAACTTCATGTTTGCAGACCCACAAACTATCACCGTCAATGCGGTCGCCAAAGTTCTCGCACGGATTAAGACTGATGGATTATCATCCATCTATCAGAATGCCGACGAGACCTATAAACTCACGCTGTCTCATCAGGTCATGAATAATGGCCGGATTAAGACTATGGCGCGAGTTGATCGGCGAGCGATTGTGACTGATCCGCTCACTTCTGAGACGGATTATGACACTCTGTCGGAATGGCATGTATTCGAGAGGCCTGCTTATGGCTTCACGGTTACAGACTTAACCGACCTAACAACCGGTTTTAAAACCTGGTTGGACAACACCGCTGTTACTAAACTCTTTGGAAAGGAGTCCTGATTATGTCCCAAAACCTTAAGCGATTGCTGAAGGAAATGGGGCTTCAATTAGGTTTAATCCTTCTTCAGAAGTTTCAACAGTACATTGAGAAAACGACGCCTTTGAGTGACTTAGAAACTCACCCACGACGTCGGTCTACCGATGTTCCGCTGGCTTCTGTCGAGGATAGTACGAGTAATCGTACGCCCGATTGATGTCAGAACTTTCAATTCAATTAGGAGTTTTCCATGAAAAAGAAAATGAATACAAACCACCTTAAGGCGGTTTTGCATTCGTTGGAGAAGTATCGTATTCAAGTAGAAGTAATATCTCTACTTAAAGACGAGTTGTCATATTCACCTAAGCAGGTGCGTATGATTTTGTCGCATAACTTTTTAATGAAGTTGCGCGACGCAATTCATGACCTTCATGATGAAGGAACCACGGATTGTTCTCCCGAATGTGCTTGTACCACGAACAAAGGTTTATCCCTAAGTGAGTGGTTCGGCTCAATCGAACTTCCCATGGAAAAACTTAAGTAACAGTTTTACATGGTGTTTTGGTGCTAGTTTGACTCTAGTGCCAAGCACTAGAGTATTCCCCTACCTGTCTTGCACCCCATTGACTATTCACCCACCTTATGTGGAATTGGTAGTCATAACGGAGAAATCTTGACAGGAAAGAGCTAGGGGTTCTGCAGTCACTCGATCCAGAAATGGATCGGCATGCGGTTTGACCTTCTACCCACAATTAGGAGGGAGAAGTGAAAAGCAGCTATGACGAAAGTCTTAGTGACTATCTAGAGGTCATGCAAGCTGTCTATATTGATGCTTGCATGAAATGTACCGCTGACGTCTCTGATTTACGTGACTTGGAGACAATCCAAGCACGCGTCAAACATGAGGGTTTGTCGTTTTTGACGATAACCCTACCCAATTTTGCTTTGGCATTCGAAAGAAGCCTTGCACTTGGGTATATTGACTCAGCACGTTTTCGAGGTTTTGAATTTCGAAAGCGTGGGGCAATCCCTGTATTCTTACAGGGTATGCTCAGTCAAATGTTTGACGATGAGACAGGAAGGATGATCCCACATGAACACGCATCTCTTAATAATGAGAGTTGTGAACTGGCTTCCAATGATTTTTCAACCATCGTTGAGGCTATCCGGCAGATATGCCGGACCTTCGCTAAGGTTGAACTTGAATGCACCCCTGAAAGGGTGCATAAAGCTTTGGATAGCTTTTGTGAGATCGAGCTTGATTTGCAAGCGTTTTCCGTACCAGATGAGAACAAATCCAAGTTTTTGGAGATTTCTCATATGCTCTGGGACAACATGTGGAGTAGTTTTAAACTTTCCATGGTTGTTCCTAAGCATGGGCCTGGTGCGACTGCTGAGAGAATATCCGGAAACGGAAAATTCTCTTGGCTACGTTGGCATGATCGCCTTGAGCCTTATTTCCCTCTGGTGTCTAACGGGTATCCTTTGGGGATACCTGAAGATGCTGAGGAGCTCAATTATGTATCGATCATACCATTGGACGAAGAGCAACCCGTTAGGGTTGTGGTCGTTCCAAAAACGCTCAAATCTCCCCGCGTTATTGCCATAGAACCTGCATGCATGCAATATGCACAACAGGCTCTTCGATCCTATCTTTATGATACGATCGAAAGTCATAGGATGACTCGCAACCGGGTTAATTTCCGGGAGCAGTCTATAAACCAACGAATGGCTCTTAACGCGTCGAAGACAGGTCTGTATGCCACTATAGATCTTTCCGAAGCAAGTGATCGTGTTCCACTTTCGCTTGCGATGGAAATGTTTAGTGCGTGTCCCGATTTAAGGGATGCAATCTTGGCATGTCGTTCGACTAGGGCTGAGCTTCCAGATGGTCGAGTAATCGACCCTCTCTTGAAGTTTGCCTCTATGGGAAGTGCTCTTTGTTTTCCAATTGAAGCAATGTATTTCTACACAATTTGTGTAGTTGCTTTAATGGAAGACATGGGTCTTTCTTGTACCTTTCGAAATGTCCAAAAGGCAGCTAGAAAGGTTCACATCTATGGGGACGATATAATTGTCCCCACGATGTATGCGGGAACGGTTCTTGATTACCTACAAAAATACAATTGTAAGGTAAACATCGAAAAGACTTTCGTGAGCGGAAGCTTCCGAGAGTCCTGCGGTGTAGACGCGTATGGCGGGTATGTGGTAACACCTACATACATCCGACATGCTCGCCCTAAGAACCGACAGCAATGCTCACAGCTTATCTCATGGTGTGCTACGGCGAATCTCTTTTACCAAAAGGGATATTGGCGTACCACGTCTCTCATGTTTAACACACTTGAGAAGTATCTAGGGCCTATGCCTTATGTACTAGAGTCGGCTGGAGCGTTGGGCCGTTATTCGTTTCTAGGCTATCAATCCATTGGAAAATGGAATGATAAGCTCCAACGGAATGAAATATTCGGTTGGAATCCTAGACCAGTTTATCGCTCTGATGAACTGGACGGATGGGCCGCTTTGACTAAGTGCTTCCTACTTATGGGCCTGCGAGATGTTAGAAATCTCGAAGAGCCATTAATAGGTAGTGAACGCCTTTTAATGGGACTTGTTAACCCAGCTCACTTATATGAAGTGGGAAAGGTTGACGAAGAACATCTTAAGCGCACTGCGCTGCACGGCACAGCTACATTAAAACGCCGTTGGTCTCCGACACGATAGTCGGAGGAAGGAGTTAAATACTCCTGGGGTGGTCACACGGGCGTGGCGGCAACCGAAAGGTTGCGGCGCTCGCGCAGGGCAGCCACCCCTG